AAATTAAAATATGATGGACACAAGGATGTATTCTTGGATTGTACGAGTAAGTTATTACCTACTGTGAGTAAATTTATTCAGTTTTGGAATGATAATATCGAAAGCAATATGGGAGAAAAAATAGATACTAACGATGTTGAAAGTATCGATAATAGTAATGATAATACTGATATAACCGGTAACGCTATTAGCGAGGTTGGCAGCAATGATAGCAGCGATAATAACAATGAAGAATTAGAAATTGATGAACTATGCTCTTTATTTACGTATTATACAAAGACGAATATCAATGAAAAGAGCATATTGGATCTAATCAAGCATTATTATCCAGATACCTATATTGAAGATGATAAATATCTACTACATACTAGATGTAAACTATGGAATAAGAAGCAAGATATACTCAAGTCGCTTCAAAAGTACAAGGCCAATAGTAAAAATGCGAATACGAATGCGAGTGCTAATGCTAGTGCTAGTGCGAATATGGAAATTTACACGGAAGAAATCCCGATCAATGAACTGTATCAATTTTATTGTATTGGTAAGAACAAGTTTACCGTTAGCAAACGCTATTTTGAAAAATTTATCAAGGAAGAGTCCCAGCTCTATATTATAGAGGACAACTTTATCAAAGTCGAATCATTCAGTAACATATAGAGTGAGTATAGTAAACCAACCTAAAATAAAAATAATATTAATAATATTGTTATCAATAATAATAGTTGATATCAATATTTTACACTATTCGCACAGTATATGTAGTAGCATTACTTGCGGTTTCGTTTAGCTTTGCTTAATTTCTTAGTTTTCTTCATTTTTCTGGATTTTCGTGATTTGTGCGATTTGCGCGATTTTTTCATTTTTCTGGATTTGTGCGATTTTCCTCCCTTTTTATCATCTATGACTGTTGTTTCACTTAACCATATAGGTATATCAGACAAAACAACTTTTTCTCCAGTCCATTTCTCTCTGTATTCATTCGCATAAACATATTGTCCGCTATGTTTTGATGATCTATGTATTGTATATTTTGGGTCATTTTCGATTATCCATCCCAATTTGGTAGCATCTTCGAGTGAAATAGAGCGTAAAGTTTTCGCTGTTAATGCGTCTCGTATAACATTTCTTTTTTGGAAAAGCTCATTTCGTTCTGTATTTTTTCGTCTAAATTCTTCAAGCGCTAATTTATATGTCTCATTGTTTCTATGATAATCACCTAAATCGTTACGATATTTTTGTATTTGAGATAGAATTACGGCATTAGTCGATTCGTCACCATTTCGTGTTTTAATTCGTATATTCAAGTCGCCGTTTTCTCGAAACCAATTTCGTTGCCATTCGTGATCCAAACGATCTAGTTCGAATGATGTTGACTTTTCGTCAGTAGGCATAGGATATATCTCCACAAATTGTATTTGCTCTTTTTTTGGAACATCATCATCACCCACGCTTGTTACTTCAGTCAATCTAGAATCATACTCAATTCTACCTGGTTCATGTACCGTATGTTTTGAAGTATTATTACGATAACTTGCTTCGGTCATGGCTCTATATATATTATACCTATAAAGAATACACTGTCCGTAAAGAAAAATGAAATATTAAATAAATAATAGTTATTTGAATTATTATTTATTTTGTAGTTAATTTATGTTGTAATTTAATTATCTTGCTAAAGTAATTTACTTTTTGTGAGAGCGGTGCTTGCGCGTGCCTCTCTTTTTTCCCTTCTTGGTGACTGTTCCGAATACACCACTGCCCTTGGGTTGAAGATGTCCAGAAAGATGCTTTTGGGTCTTGGCGATCTCGCTCTTCTTCTTGGAAACAATTCTGCCACGGTGCATCTTCAAACTGATCTTGTGTAATCCACCAGCAGTTTTGTAAGCAGTTCCGTGCCAAACTTGAGCGCGAGAACCCTCTAATAATTCGTAAGTATGTCCGTGTATGTGGTATTTGCCATCGGCACCTTTATCGTGTCTCTTGACCATTTATAAAAGTTAGAGAGAAAAAAATATTATATTTCTAAAAGTAATCAACGCACTAAAATAAAAATACAAGCAACTGAAGATAAACTATAACTAACTAAATAAAAATACAAGTATAATGCTAAAATGCTAAAAGGTATTTCTTGGTGATTGACCATATCCGACTGGACCACCCGTTCTCTGCGAATAAGCATTTGTGGGAGCATATATTTGTGTCCAAGTAGCATTTCTCATCTGCGACTGAACGCTAATTAATGTGCTTATTCGCTGTATAGCTGTAGCACGATTATTCATTACATATCCATTTTGAAAATTAGTTTTGGTTATTTTACAATTCGCAAGTCTTGAATTACATATCTGAATTGGTCCGTACCCATTTCTCTGGTACTGAGATTGGTCTTGTGATTGGTACTGAGACTGGTCTTGTGATTGGTACTGCGATTGGTCTTGGAATTGATATAATGTCGGATTTAGAGATTGGTATTGTGATTGGTCTTGGAATTGATATAATGTCGGATTTAGAGATTGGTCTTGCGACGACTGTTCTTGAGGCTCTTCTTGGAATTGATATAATGTCGGATTTAGAGACTGTTCTTGAGACTGTTCTTGAGGCTCTTCTTGGAATTGATATAATGTCGGATTTAGAGACTGTTCTTGAGACTGTTCTTGAGGCTCTTCTTGGAATTGATATAATGTCGGATTTAGAGGTTGGTATAATGTCTGGTCTTGTTGGCTAATAATTGAATACAAAGAATTTTGTTCAGTTGAATAGTCCAGTGCTGATATAATGACCATACCAGCGCCATATAAATTTTCCACGAAATCATCTGGTAATAGCGTAATACCAAGCTGTATAATAGTATAATAAGTTTCAAATGTAACATTTCTTATACCAGAACCATAGAATGTGTATAGTCCAATACTATTAATACTTGATGGTATTGTAATAGACAGCATATTAATTGTATATTCAAATGCTCCATCTTCAATAGTAATAACCGAGTTTGGTATGGATATGGATACTAAATTATTCGCGTTATAGAATGCGCCACATCCAATGTTGGTTACAGACGATGGTATAATATAAGAAGTTACGGTATTACCAGCTGGATAATTAATTACCACTGTTTTATTTTTATTGAATAATACACCATAGTTATCAGATGAATAATCATTATTGCTTATATCTACCGTGACAGATAACAGATTGATAGTTTCTCGAAAAGCATTTGATCCAATACTCGTAACAGATGATGGTATATTTAATGTCAATAAGTTATAGGCATGATAAAACGCATGTATTCCGATTCTAACAATAGATGGTGGTATATATATTGACACCAAACTTAATGCGTTTTGGAACGCATAATCTCCTATAATAGTAACTGTTGCTGTCATAGTTACAGTCATTACCTTATACGCATTGAGAAATGCCTTATCTCCTATACTAGTATACCCTATTATGATTACATCAGTTAATTCGTTAGTCAAACTGGCGTTAACAATATCAGCTGTTAATTCACCAGTTCCGCTAAAGGTTATAGTTGTTAACATTATATTTATATAACATTACTAATAAAATTGAAATAAATTAAACATTAATAATTATTTCATACTATTATAGTAAATATGACAACTCAAGAGTCACTTTCCAAATATCAGAAGTTAACCGACAAGGAACACATCTTAAAAAAACCAGACACATATATTGGTTCCATTGAAAATACTGACCATGAAGATTATATTTTCAACGACGACAAGATTGTTTCCAAGGAATTCCAATACATTCCCGGTCTGTATAAATTGTTTGATGAAGGCATCGTAAATTGCCGTGATCATGTGATTCGCCAAGCTCAAGCCGTCAAGGATAATATAGCAAATGCTTTACCAGTTACAAATATTGAGATTACAGTTGACGAAGACGGTACAATTCACATGTACAATGATGGAAACGGCATCGATGTGGCCGAACATCCAGAATATAAAATTTGGATTCCAGAGATGATTTTCGGTCATTTGAGAACATCTACCAATTACGATGAACAAAAAAAGGAGAAGATTGTTGGAGGCAAAAACGGATTCGGATTCAAGTTGGTATTAATTTGGTCGACATGGGGAAAAGTCGAAACTGTTGATCATGTAAGAGGTCTAAAGTATATCCAAGAATTCAAGAATAATTTGAATGAAATTAGTAAACCATCTATTACTAAATGTAAGACTAAGCCATATACTCGCGTCTCTTTCAAGCCAGATTATAAACGGCTAGGTATTCAAGGATTAACAGTCGATATGCTTTCGCTTTTCAAGAAGCGCGCGTATGATGTATCCGCTATTACAGACAAAACAATCAAGGTAAAGTTCAACGGACAATTACTCCCATGTAAGAATTTCGAGCAATATATTGATTTATATGTCGGTTCTAAAACAGATGTAAAGCGCGTGTATGAATTGGCAAATGACCGTTGGGAATACGCGGTTTGTCTCGCGCCCAAGGACGAATTCCAACAAGTCAGTTTTGTAAATGGTATTTGTACATCAAAAGGCGGCAAGCATGTCGAATACATTATGAATCAAATCATTCGCAAGTTGTGCGCATATATTAAGTTAAAGAAGAAGGTAGATGTCAAGCCGAATACTATTAAAGAACAACTCATGCTATTCTTAAGATGCGATATTGAAAATCCGTCGTTTAATAGTCAAACAAAGGACGAGCTTGGAACTGCCGCAAGTTCATTCGGATCAAGTTGTACGGTTAGCGATGCGTTTATTGAAAAAATCGCCAAGATGGGCGTCATGAATGCGGCGTGCGCTTTGACCGAAGTAAAGGAAAATAAGGCTGCCAAGAAGACGGATGGCACAAAGACTAAGAGTATTCGTGGTATTCCCAAGCTAATTGATGCTAATTTTGCTGGAACTGCCAAGTCTGGACAATGTACGCTCATCTTATGTGAGGGAGATTCAGCCAAGGCGGGTATTGTCTCTGGACTGTCAAAAGAGGATAGAAATATTATTGGCGTATATCCGATGAAGGGTAAGATTTTCAATACGAGAGGTGAAACACTAAAGCGCATCAGTGAAAACAAGGAAATTATTGAAATAAAGCAAATATTGGGTCTAGAAGCGGGTAAGAAATATACGAAGGAAACCGCTTCCAGTACGCTAAGATATAATTCGGTGTTATTTATGACCGACCAAGATTTGGATGGCTCGCATATCAAAGGACTAGGTTTAAATCTATTTCAAGACCAGTGGAACTCATTGTCTACGCTGGACAATTTCATTGGATTTATGAATACACCGATTTTAAAGGCAAAGAAAAACGGACAAGAATTGCTGTTTTACAATGACGGTGAATATAAGAAATGGACGAATGAAAATGATACCAAGGGGTGGGCCATCAAATATTATAAGGGTCTTGGTACAAGTACTAGCAAAGAATTCAAGGAATATTTTGCGAATAAAAAGATTGTGTACTTTACTCATGATGGAGCGAGTAGTGATAATATCGTAGATATGGTATTTAACAAGAAGCGCACTGAAGAGAGAAAAGAATGGTTGACAAATTATGATAGAAATAGCTATTTGGATACCAATGACAATAAGGTAAGTTATACTGATTTTGTGAATAAGGAACTCATCCACTTCTCCAAATATGATTGTGAACGATCTATTCCAAATATGATGGATGGATTGAAGATTAGTTTGAGAAAAATTCTATATAGTGCGTTTAAAAAGAACTTGACGAGTGAAATCAAGGTGGCGCAATTCAGTGGTTATGTGTCTGAGCATTCCGGATATCATCATGGTGAGGCAAGTTTGAATGCGGCGATTGTGGGTATGGCGCAAGATTATGTGGGAAGTAATAACATCAATCTGCTTATGCCGAATGGACAATTTGGAACGCGTCTTCAAGGAGGCAAAGATTCTGCGAGTGAAAGATACATCTTTACTCAATTAAATCCAATTACCAGATATATTTACAGAAAGGAAGATGACGCTGTATTGGAATATTTGGAAGATGATGGTTTTCCAGTAGAACCGATGTTTTATGTTCCTATTATTCCAATGATTTTGGTCAACGGAGGTAAAGGAATTGGAACTGGATTTAGTACAGATATATTATCCTATTCTGTAGACAATTTGATTTCCTATTTACAGCGCAAGTTGAATGGCGAATCTACAGAAGACATTGTATTTAGTCCACAGTATAAAGGGTTTACTGGAACATGTCAAGAAATGGAAGGTAAAAAATATATTGTCAAGGGCACTTACCAAAAACTTAATGATAAAAAGGTTCGTATCACTGAATTGCCAGTAGGATATTGGACTGATGATTTTAAGCAGCATATTGAAAATTTGATGGAAGCGGATAAAAACAAGAAGAACAAGGCTTTTGTCAAAGATTATAACGATATGAGCACGGATACAACGGTAGATATTGAAATTACATTCAATGAACCCATTGATGAGTCATTGGATAGTTCAAACATGTATAATAATTTTGAGAAGCTCATGAAATTGTACACTTCATTAAGCACAAATAATATGCACTTGTTCAACGATGAGGAGAAATTGATGAAGTTTGATAATGAAAAAGAAATTGTCGACAGTTATTTCCCAGTTCGACTTAAGTATTATCAAAAGAGAAAGGATTATATGGTCGATGCTCTTCAAAAAGAATTGACATTGCTTTCCAATAAAGCAAGATATATTCAAGAGAATTTAGATGGAGAAATTGACTTGAGAAAGAAAAAGAGAGAGGAAATCTTAGAAATGTTGGTTGCGCGAAAGTATGCCGTAATTGAAGATGATACTGATTATAAATATTTGCTTAAAATGCCAATGGATAGCGTGAGTGCGGAAAACGCGGAAAAACTAATAAATGACCGAATTAATAAGGAAGCGGAACTGTGTGCTATTCAATCCACAACTATTGAAAATATGTGGTTGAAAGATTTGGATGAACTTAAACAATACTTGGATGCTCCCAAAATAATCAAGGTGAAGAAGATGGTTAAAAAATAAAAAAAATAGAAAAATATTTACACATTTGGACAGTTATGGTACTCCCAATAAATTTTCTTCTGCTATAACTTGACATTCTTCACAACACACTAATATTTTTCTTCCGATGTATCTAATATCACGATGAAGTATATCAATGAGATAAATATCACAATTCCAACATGTATATTGTATGTGATGAATATAATCAAAGACATCCTTCATTTGTTTTCTATGTTCAGCATTAAACATATAGATTAAAATTTGTAACTCTTTTGGTAAACGATTTATTCTTTTAGATAGAATATTATTTTCCATTTTGTTGATAATTCATATATAATTAACAATTGTATTATATACTATAATATAAATCAATTTTTTTTAATTGTATACTATAATGGGAGTACACTTTACAGACAAGTATTCGCTTTTACATTTTGCGGTAGGTATAGTTGTATATTATTGGAACATGTCCTTTTTACTCTGGTTCATAATACATATGATATTTGAATATATTGAAAATACAACATATGGTATGAAAATTATTAATAAATTTGTATTTTGGCCTGGTGGCAAAGATGATGCCGACAATATAATAAATAAAGTAGGTGACCAATTTTATGCCGTAATCGGTTGGTATCTAGCATATGTTATTTGTAATATGTAAAGTTACCTATCTACATATTAGTTAGTATTAGTATTAGCTACTATTAGTATTAGTATTAGTATTGTGTACATGCTAAATTAAAACCAACGCTTTAATTCCAATGTTTTATTATTGAAATCTGGCTGTGTTGGTCTATCAATAGGAGTGTACATTGTACTGACATCGCGTTTATAATTAATGTACGCTTGTGCTTCACTGTATATGTGTTTAACACAATATAATACTACTAAATCATTTAACGCTTGAATTTGTTCAGTAATCTGATTTGGTAAATTCGTAGAACTCTGAAGGAAAATACTTCTCATAATAATTTTCAAAGTGTCACAGTTTTGATTATCAATAACGTATTGTTGGTTAGACACTTCATATACGCCAGCACGAATCGCATTTTGAATAATCTGCATATTCTCTTTACTGAAAAATGCTAGAGACAATGTAGAATCTTGGAAATTACCAGTCATGGCTTCGTGAAATGTAGAACAGTCACTATTAACCGGTATTTTATCAAATAAGGAAAATTGATTTATATTTGGACCAATTATATTTAATCTTCCATTTGTAGTTGAACAATTCATTATATATATATAATAACTAGAAAAATTATATCTATTTAATTTATATAATGGAGTATAATTTTCAAAAGATTGTCTTAACTATCGCAATTGTAGTATTTATTATATTAATGATTTTTATAGCTACTGTATTGTACAATAGTAAATTTAATGTTAAATTTCCACCAAATGTATCACAGTGCCCAGATTACTGGATCGATCAACAAACACCTCCCGAATCCGGAAGCATTAGCAATACATCTAATCAAACATGCGTAAATGTTAAAAATTTAGGAAATATGTCTTGTAGTAAAACTATGAATTTTACAGACAGCTTTTGGCAAGGTCCTACTGGTGACTGTAATAAAAGTAAATGGGCAAAATCGTGTGATTTGACATGGGATGGCATTACAAACAAACCGGATATTTGTAAATTATAAGTAGATTTATAGACTATTGATATTTACTAAAAATACAAAATGTAATTATATCTTGATTTATAATTACATTACATTGACGTTAGTGTGTTTAATCGTGCTTTTGCTTACTAGAACTATAACGCTTTTGTCTAGTAATTCTTTTTTTGTGAACAACTCTGCGCTTATTTTTACGATAAGTTTTACGACCGCCTTCTTTTTTTTCTTTTTTGCCACACCACTTACCCCAACAGCTTTCCTCTTCTGTTGTCACTTGAACTGGCACACGCGTAGGCACAGCACTAGATGTACCATCTCTGTCCATAGTTTCAGTAGACCTCGTTGGTATATCAACGGACTGAATAGTAATAGTATTACTTCTATCATAATTATTGACATTTTCGTTAAAACTAGCAATCTCGCCATTCGCAACCCTACGTTCTATAGCAGCTTCACTGACATATGAAGTTTGTTCCATTCGTGCTACCGTAAGTGTTTGTATTATAGGTATTATGGCAGCGTATCTATCAAATATCTCTTGGGTAAGATTCCAATCTGGCGCAACATAATTTCCATCATTCCACCCCCAATAACTTGTAAACGACGGACCATATAAATATTGTAAAAGTGTTATTAGTTGTGGTCTATCGTATGATCCTTTCATTTTAAAAGATATGGAATTTATAATATAGTCCATATAACTCAGAAATCGCATAATATTTATCATATTATTAACTACTGTAGCTAGTTGATTGGTTCTACTTATATATAAATCTGTAACTGTATATTTCTTATATGTATCAAGATCGCCATCATAGTCATGTCCAGTAAGTTGGTTATAATAACCCTTTATCTCTTCATATATATCTTTTTTAAAATCTAGTACTCTTCCAAAATCTATTAAAACTGTTCCGGGGTTGCTTGGCGTTGTACTTGCTAATACATTTCCGGCATGGGAATCAAAATTTAATTTTTTTGATTTTAAAAACAATATGAGTGTCTGTGCTATAGCATATTGGCATCCACTAATATATGTGTATTCTCCGATCGGAATATCAGCCAATTCTGTGTAAGTAGGTTCTGCCAATTCCATAGTTATCATACCAAGACGTCTATTTTTTGATGAATCTAAACAATTTAAACCTATATATCGCAACATTTCACTGATAGTTCGTGAATTATGTTTCTTATTTAATTCCATTAGCAATATTCTAGTACTTCTTTTATCAAAATGTGAAAAATCGATAATTGACAAAGTAATCGGGTTTCCATTTGGACTAAGAGTATCTATATAAATTTGCTGCTGTGTGTCTGCTTCCTTTTTGAAATCTCTTAGATTTTCTGTTTTTTTGTCGAATGCCGCATTTTTCTCAGTAATTATCAAATGGTTTAGTCTATCAGAATCATCGTCTGAAATTATAGCAAGTTTAAAAACTATACTGTAAATTGGTTTATTTAATCTGGTTTTCGCGGCATTTAACCCATAAAACTCAGTATTACTTTCAATATTAGGAACATCCAGTCGAAATATAAATCCAGTTAGCGAACTATACGAAATTTTTGATAACCTAGCATCTGGTAAGCTAATCATTTTGTATACAGCTTGCCATGAAGATAATTTGGGATTTCGTTGTCTCTGAAGTACACCGCCATGATATACATGTTTATGTTTATGTATTCTAGGCATTTATATAAATATATATATAAAACAGATATTTTATTATTTTGATTCGTTTTATTTCTTTGTATTTTGGTCAAAGATATAATTTTGTATTTTATTACATGTTTAACTAAAAGAAACATAAAAACAAAGTATATACAAATATATACACTATCAAAATATGGAATCAATAGATATAAATAGTATTTTAAATCGAAATAAAATAGCTGACAATATTAAATCCTTTTTTACAGAATTTGAAAAAGACAAAAATAATTTAACTGTTAAGCGCGGTATTTATGTGTATGGAAACCCAGGTACGGGTAAGACTCTATTTATTGAAAAAATATTAAAAGAGTTAAATTATGACATCATTAAATATGACGCCGGTGATATTCGCAATAAATCCATTATTGATACAATTACAAAGCATAATATGTCGGACAGAAATGTCTTATCTATGCTTCAGAAAAAGGTGAAAAAAATCGCCATTATTATGGACGAAATTGATGGCATGAATAATGGTGATAAAGGAGGGATAAATCAGCTAATTAAATTGATACGACCTAAAAAAACGAAAAAGCAGCGTGTTGAGGAAATAACGTTGAATCCAATTATATGTATTGGCAATTACCATGTTGATAAAAAAATAAAGGAGCTCATGAAAGTATGTAACAGTTATGAATTAAAGAATCCAACTACGAAAGAAATGGAAACGCTACTCACGACTGTAATGCCATCGATTGACTCCGACCTTAAAAAGAACTTGCTTCATTATATACAAGGCGATTTACGAAAATTCAACTCGATCATCAGTATATATAATAAGCAACACTTATTACTGAAAAATGAGATTATCCAGAATATATTCCAGCCGAAAACATATAACGAAGACAGTAAAAAAATTACTCAAAAGTTGATTAATACGAATTTTGATTTGAACAATCATAATAATATTATGAATGAAACGGATCGAACGATTGTTGGATTATTGTGGCATGAAAATATTGTTGATGTTTTAGAAAAACACCCGGTAAATAAAGCATTCCCATTTTACAAACAGATATTAAATAATATGTGCTTTGCCGATTATATTGATCGAATCACATTTCAAAAGCAAATTTGGCAATTCAATGAGATGAGTTCCCTAATTAAAACATTTTATAACAATAAATTGTATCACGAAACGTTTACAAAAAAGGCCAAGTATAATCCCACTGATGTTCGATTTACAAAGGTCTTGACGAAATATAGTACCGAATATAACAATTATATGTTTATTCAAAATCTGTGTTTTACGCTCTCGATGGATCAAACCGATTTATTTGCGTTTTTTCTACACTTGCGTGAACAGAAAAAGGAAGAAGAGATATATGAAATATTTGAAAATTACGAAATTAGTAAATTAGATATTAAACGAATGTATCGTTATTTGGATAAACATGGTTCAGCAGATGTTGTAGATGATGAATTGTCAGTGTCTAGTGATTTACACATCTAAACTCATCTCATTATTAGGATATTTTGCGTATATTACATATTTTGCGTATATTACATATATTACTTGTAATCGATACAAGTAATATATTTTAACTATTGAAATTTCGATGATGTATTAGTTGATTACTTAACAAATCGACTTATTGTGTTGGTTCTTCTACAATTGCGTCGGTTGGTGTCACAGATGTGTTTTCAACAATTACATCTGATTGTTTTAGTTTACTGGTCAAATCAGCATTTAGTAATTGTAGTTCACTTATAGTATCTGATTGTGATTTAATTTGACGTTTATATTCAATTTGCTCTTTAATCAATTTATCACATACTTGTTTTAAATGTGCTAATTGACCTTGTTGTTGTTTAATTAACTCTACTACTTGTGGCATAGTTAATACGGTTGGTTGTTGTTCTCCTTCTCGTTGAATTGTAATTTGCTGACCATTTCCTCCAGCTTGTGCTAACATTTGTTCCGCTTGTTTTCTTCGGGCTTCTTCCATCCTTACCATTTGTTCTAATACATCTGGTTTCATACTAGGTCTGCCAGGACTATAATTATCAAGTAGCGAATCTATATTCAAATAAAAATCTTTCAATTCTGGTTGCTTTATAAAATCGTCGATTGTTTTTGTAGATTCCTTCACAAAGTCGGGATGAGGATTATCTAGTAATTTTCGCTTATCAAACGTATTCTGCTCATGTGAAAATACCAAAATAACTTTAAGTGGGTCTAATTGGACAAATGGAACGGTATAGTCTTTTAAAAACGATTTTTCTTCAGCCAAACAAGCATCATCATCATACCTATTTTCAATTAATGCTCTTCTAAATGCGAATGTACCGGCAGTAGCATGTGTCTGCTTGTACGGTCCAAACTGATACATCTTTTGTATGTGTTTAAAATATATATATATTTCGCTAGACCCGGCACACAGTGCTGATGGATTTGCTTGTAATCTCTCTACCGCATGACTTACACGTTCTGGTGGATAATAATCATCATCATCCATATATACTATTATATCACCAACACATTTTTCATGTAATAAATTCCTCTTACGACCAAGTGTCATTTTCACATCGTACTTAAAATACTTTACATTAGGGTGGTATTTAACTAAATCTTCCACCTTATCTGTTCCATCATCAATAATAATCCATTCCATTCTATGCTTTGGATATGTTTGATGGTCAAAACATTTCAACATGGCTGGAATAAACGGACGTCTATTAAACGTGGGAGTACATACACTAACAAATGGATATTTGCTGTCTTTTGGTGGCATCTTTTTAATAGGCTGGACATCAGCTACATTTTTATCGTGAACATGAGGATCGTGTATTTGCTTGTTATTCTTGTGCTTATTCTTATTATTTTTTCCCATTATATATACTTTATATAGTACTTTTTATATTATATTTATAAAAAGTAATATTATTCTTATATAATTTATTATTTACATGGTATATTCTGATATCGCGTATTCTGATATCGCGTATTCTGATATCGCGCATTATTTATTTATTGGATTGTCCTCTAAAATAAGGTGGTATTAATCCATATAAACATACAATTGAAAGTGGAACAGCCGTCCAATAACTTAAATTAATAAATGAAACAACTATTGTCGCGATTAAAAACAATACTCCCAAATAATAACTATTATACTCATTTCCCATTATCTCTAGTATTTTCCTACCGTTTAGAATAACGGGTAACAATATAAAAGTAAATAATACGCCTAATATTTGTATAGGTAATATTGAAGCAGTAACTAACCATGTCCACCCAAAAAACAAACCCAATATAGAAATTAACCAACCCCATTTTTGCGTTTCATTCACAAAAACACTTACTAATGTAGGTAACCACCATAATGATGTAATCAAAATGATAAATCCAATTACAAGTGGACCAAATATAAACGGTACAATATCTTTCATTGAATCTGGTGGAAATTCACACGAAGAACCGACAAAACTTATCACTTGTTTTATAAATGTACGCTGCCAAATATAAGAATATTTTATTTTGTTTACAATCCAGTTGAAAATTGTATTGAAAAAGCCGCCTTCTTTGCTTTCCATACTATAAGGAAACCCATATTTAAACATTCCGCTGAAATATTTATTGTTGAATAACGAACTTTCAGTGAAATCTATGTATTCACCGCATGCTCCTACTCCACCACGCGAACCGCCTTTCATTTTTCTACCACCACCCATAGCTGGTTTATTTGGTCCGGATGTAACTTCGTCAACATATGGTATATGGTCGGGATCATTTGGGAACATATTATCTAAATCAATTCTTGTAAAATACACAAAATTTGCTCCGAACAATCCTATGCCAAATACTACAGCAAATATTATTAAAATATTTATAATAAACGCTATCCAATTATTTTGTTTTTGTTTTTGTTTAGGTTCATTATTTTCTGTATCGGCATTATTTTCACTAGCCATGTATATATTTATAAAATATAATTATAATATTTTATTCCCGTATTATAAGAAGAATATTATGCCAAATAAAAAAACAATATATATATGGGATGGAGGTGTTTTCTCTCCGCCTACAAGAGTAGTCGGCACCATGGCATTTAATATAGCTACTTATATGTCTTCTAAATTTAACAATAAAGTAAATGTAGAATATCATTTTGTTCCTACCAATAAATATTATAATAAGCCGTGGGTGCGTTGTGTTGACGAAGAAGACCGCGTTTTTATGTTGAAAAAATTGGTTGAACACATCAAAGACGACTATTCCGTGCCTTCTAATATTAAATTTATTGTAAATGAACACGAAATTGAATATGGAAAACGAGAAAAGGACCCAGGAACGACAATAAAAAGTTTAGATTATTTTACGAAAAAACAAAAGGAAAATGTATATCTGTCAAGTAGTATAGAAAGTATTATCCAACGAGTAAAAGGACAATGGTATAAATCATTGGAACTGTTTTTTACAGTGCATACAATTTGTTCTGATATATATTCACCTGAATTAATGGGAGACATTCAAGGTGAAAATTATATATATAAAAGTATCAATTTAGGAGAACTATTAAAACAAGCAAATTACGAGTATCCTAATGCGGTTCAGCAATATTTCAAAACTCATAATATTGGTACAAAGGAGATTGATGACTTTATTGTTTTAAACAAGAACGCGGCTAAATTTGAAGGGTTGAAAAAACTTATAATGTCTAATATCATATTTTTACCTAAACTTATTGCTGGACCGTATAAAGCCGCTGCTGGCAATCGTGTAAGAGAAGAACTGGATGTCTATTATTCCTCACTGAAAAATATTCAAAATTTCACGACACCCGGTATAGAAAAGTATATTACTGAAAAGGGTTTGTATGAGCATTGTAAATCGAAATATGTAGATAAATTAATTAGTAAAAAATCTAAGAGCCTTAAGAATAAGTCTAAGAGTAAGTCTCAAAAAACAAAAATAAACTCAGCTAGTCGTCGGCAGCCAAAGAGTCAGACAAAGACAAGGCGAAAACGAAATAAGACATTTTAGCCATCGGCAGACAAAGACAACGACAAAGACTATTTAGCCATCGGCAGACAAAGACTATTTAGCCATCGGCAGACACGGTACATAAAGACTATTTAGCCGTCGGCAGACAAAGATAAAGTATTTTAAATCTCATAATAACTTATATGACCGAAATAATATTTATGTCACTAGTTATTATGATATTTTTGTATTTTGTGTATCAACAATATATTTTTCAAAAAAGTATGTTTTTCGGTACACAAGAAGGTTTTACCCCTCAACAAGTAAATGATATTATACAACCACCAGGTGCTTATCAAATCGGTACGGCTGATTCAGAATATATAAGACAAACACAAGTCCTTACCGTAAGTAACGGTTATACAGCACAAACAATCAATAACTTAAAACCTAGCAACCCACAACCATTCAGTCAAGGTGGTGATTCTGATGATAATATAGGCGATTTTCCAGATGTTGAACTAGAAGGTAAAACCGACCCACTTCGCACTACAGAATTTGAATTCCCAAATGATTATAAATTTAATGTCGAATACAAGTGTCGTAAAACCGCTACTGGTATGTTTTCTGATTGTGGCGTATATTCGGCAAATGCTGCTTGGACTGCTGATCCATATAAAGGCTTGAATTGTCCACTTACCAACACAAAAACTCCAGCAAATTCAAATTACAATACATCGCCGAATTCCAACAATCGCGAAACTGCGTATAAACCTCTCAGCAAACTGGAAATAAGTAGCATAGGTAATACAATGCGCAATTAATATTTGGCATAACTTTTAACCTCGCAAATATCTGATTTGTAATATTCATTAATTGCTGATTTCAATTCAAATCTGTGATCATTTGTAATATATACGGATCGCGCTAATTCAATAAATTCAGCATCATATACTGAATGTGATTCTTTAATGCGAATTTTATCTTCAATATCCCATAATTTTTCATTGACTTTTTTCAGATCATTTAATTTATCTTCCGAAACTTTACATTGATATATTAACGGTTTTAAGTAACGAATTTCATTTTCTATCTTGTTTAATTTATTCACATCACTTATCTTCTCTGATTTTATTTGTAAAATAGTATATTTATCGCATAACTCGCCTATCGAAATCGGTACAGAGACAATATAAGTGCTCATATAATGCTATAATAATTGTATATCATTATGTTTAATATTTTTACATAAAAAATATTAAATATTATTATTTAATCTAACATAATGTCACAATTACAAAGAACTTTGACTACACTAGATAATTATATGAAGAAACAGCAATATGGTGATGTTATTGATATGTGTAATAAATTATATATTACCCAATCTCCAGAAGGCAAATACTTGGAATATATGCTAGAGGCTTATAGAAAGGCAACTAGTGCTGAATGTATTTTTACTATTCCATCTGCCGTGACATATACCAAAACCAGCGCGATTCAGCACTTTCAAACATTACTTACGCATACCGCACCACAAACTTCGATGTTCTGTATTCTCCATAATGAAATTGGAGTATATTATGTTAGTTGTAATGATTTTAAATCAGCGATTCATCATTTCAAACAAATATTAACTGTCAAAAACGACATACCTGATGTATATAATAATATTGCCGTGTGTCATATTAATTTAAAGGAATATGATAAAGCTCGTGTATGCTTGAAATTATCTCTACGATTACACGAGTGCGATAATATTCATATGCGCTTAGGTGAGTTGAACATGTACACAAAAATGTATGACGCTTCTATTAAAGCATATGAGTCTATGAAACACCCAACCACAGACGATTTATATAATGCATGTTTTCCGTATTTAGCAAAGAAACAGTTTTTAAAGGGGTTCAAATTGTACGAAAACAGATTACTACGCAATGAAATATCTCGTCAAACAAATCAGATAACTCGCGTAGAAATTCCAGTTCTACCATATTGGAATGGAACAGATTCATGTAACCATCTTATGATAATATATGAACAAGGAATCGGTGATAATATACAATATTTTCGATTTATCATTGAATTATCCAATAAATATCCTGACATGAAAATAACATACTTTTGTAAATCAACAGTGTCTCATTTATTCAACACAGACCCATATGACAATATTAATGTAATTGATGATTCACGTGGAGTCGATACATCTATATATGACAAAAAACTATACATTATGTCTCTACCGTATATTTTAAAAATACAAAGTATTCAACCAAACAAGATAAACTATATAGTGGAAGATGTACATAATGACGAAATATGGAAGCAACGATTGTCCGCATTCACAAATAAATTAAGAGTGGGTATCGTATATAGCGGATTATTAATTTCATATATTGACAAACAAATCAATTTGGACGATTTCAAAGATATATGTTTAGATGATAGGTTTCAAACTATTTGTCTACATAGAATGGATGGTAAAATATCAGAAGACTTTTCTCGTATTGATTTCGCTGATAAAATAATGAACTATGATATTGATACGGCAAAACCATTTGTTGATACGGTATCTCTATTACGCAATATCGATGTGCTAGTTACTATAGATACATCTATTGCTCATATGGCTGGCGTAATGGGCGTAAAAACTCTACTGCTCATTGGATATACCAGTGAATGGAGATGGTTTAATGATAATGATAAAGTATGGTATGAGACGGTTGAAATTGTTAGAATGAGCGAACAAAAACCATTGGCAGATTTATTGCCACGAGTTAAAAATCTTCTTATTACAGAATACGAAAATAAAAGATAATTTTATTTTTCTCTCGTTATAACATAATGGCAAGAAGCAAAAAAAGAATACCTAGAAAATGGAGTATGAAATATAAAAAAAGTATTAATTGTAATCGTCCAAAAGGATTTTCCCAAAAACAATATTGTAAATATGGGAGGAAAACTCATAAAAAATATGTAAAATAACATTGTAATTATTATGAGAAGTAAAATATATTTTAGTAAGTAAGTAAGTAAAATATATTTTAATAGCATATTATATACTATAATGTTGTACTTTGCGTATGGTTCTAATATGAATGAAAAATCTCTGGCAGAACGCTTACCAAATAATAGTTTTAGATTTATAGATTATGGATATTTACCCAATTATATATTTAGATATCGTTGTAGAAAAATAAAATCCGGTAAAAATAAAACAGCAGGTAATATCGAACCAAGAATTGGTTCACGGGTATATGGCTTTGTAATCGATGTTGATAATTCGGTTATCAACATATTAGACAAATATGAAAAGTTTGTACATATGGATAATAAAGATAATGTATATCACAAATTATTTGATATGTCAATCATTTCGTATACAAAACCAAATAAAACTTATAAATGTTATTTATATTATATGAACCCATTAGTAATCGATAAAAACGCCATAGCAAAACCTAGCAAAGAATATGTGAATCGTTTATATTCATCATTACAACAAATAGAAAATCCGCCTAAATATCATATATCGAGAATATTGTCTGCGTCGGATAATTAGTCAAGATTAACGAGCATACGTGAGACCACAATTACCGCCAACAAATGTTAGTATATTGTAACGCTCTTCAAATACAGTCATATTATAGTTATAATCGTATATTCTCCATGTAGGTTTATTAACACCTATAATTTCGCCGCTAGATGGATCACAAATAGTATATACTTGGGCTAATGGGTCTAATGGAGGACTATATGTTGTGAATTCTAATTGAATCTCGCGGAATTTACTCATATTCATAGCACCAGACGGTTGGAAATCAAATGGGTCATTATTTATGGCAAAACTGTAATTATATAATCCGTCTGGAGGATTACCGGATGTTCTCACATATTTCTCAGCATAATTATATACACCAGCGTCAAGCACATTTTCTCTATATTTTCCATCCAATAATATACCTAATTGGAGTAAAATATCTTTTTGATTCTGGGGAGCAAAATTACCCGTAGTAAAATAACCGGTATGTGCCCCAGTAACTGGATTGTAACCGGGACCAATCCCAGCTAAGGTAATGGGATTACAATTCAATACCCAATTTCCAGATGGATCGGCAAAATCGACTTCTTGTGGCAAATAACGATAGGGCCAATTCGTATAATTACTCCATTCATTTCGCAAATTAATATCCGTTCGCTGAAATATCCACATCCACGATGATACCATACCCATTGTGTTTTCTAACTTGACGCGCTGACTGCCAGTAACATTGAAAAAATTCCAATCGTAAACAGATTTGAATAAGTATTTTTGCTCTTGTGTGGCAAATACTTTCGATTCTTCTTCCGATAAAAACCCGTAAGTAGATATTAAATGAACATCCGCATTCCAGTTCGTGCGCTTATCTTGATATGACATTGTATTAAGTGATACGTCGGGTGGCGGTTGTAAAAATCGATAAAATTGTTGTAACGATTCATTAAAGTTTGGTTGAATATACGGATAATGGTTCTGTTGGTCGGTTACATCACGAATCACGATTAATTCTTGAACTGGTCTTAGCGTAATATTTATTTCCAATTCATTATATTGGAGGGCCACTAAGGGAAACGCCATTTTCGCGGCTAAAGTAAACCAAAAATTAATGGGAATGTATAGCTTTCTTGCCCGAATAGATGGTTCTGGACCGACTGGATTTGTAGTATAATATGCGTTTGGATAACAGTTTACACGCGGTCCGCAACACCCAGGGTCATTTAATTCCGAAACATTACCAGTCATTTTATCATAAAGTGCCTTTTTTTCCGTTGAGAAATCGCGCTGAACCATGGCTAATAAATACGCACCAGAATACCTATTTAATGTTTGACCACCTACCACAATCTCCACTTCTTGGATCATTTGTGTACCCAAATTATCAATCCATTTGAATTCATAAGGCGCCCAATTTCCAGAACAATCTTGAGGAGGATAGATGGGACTCCATATAGTAGGCAATTGAACTACTAAATAAGTATCCAATAATAATTCCGCATATCGTTTCATTCTAAACGTAAATTTAGAGGGTTCCGACATTCTCAAATTTCGTAAACCGTCAAAATCAATACGGAACTTTTGTAGTCCAAAATTGGTGTATTTTTTATATGTTGTTTTGAAAAATGTCTTTGACGGGTTTCCATTTAAATATACATTTTGATTTCCATAAGCAACAATGTTTAATAGTCCTCCTGGCATAGATTATATATATATATTTGTCATACAATAAATATGTTTAACTTTTTATAATAAATAATATAATATATGTTTTTATCGAATTATTTTTTCATAATCTAATATAAGTATGGACGGTTTAAAAAAGGCTCAGCAAATGTTTTCAGATATGTTAAGTGAAGAAAATAGCGCGACTACAATAAAATATGTTGTTT